GGTTAAGTCCTCCGATTTCATACCAACAGGCAAGGGGGTGTCTTATATCCCCCCAATACCCTGCAACGGGTTAGTAGGGCTTGGCGGATAGCCTCGGTGTAGTGCAGGACACTGAGGTTGCCAAGCAGATCCGGCTGCCAACCGGCCTGAGAGCGAGCAATTAATGGCTTTTGCAAGCTTCTGGTGCGTCTATACGGCGAGAGCGAACCCAAGGGAGTGGGGCGCGAAACCCAGGTTACCCAAACTTCTGCACAAAAAGCTGTAATCAGCGGACACCACCTGGGGTGGTGTTCCCTTCGCGGTCGGTGTCGCGAAGGAAGGTCTGGATGGCCTAGTGAAACTCTTCCGTTTAAATAGAGTTTGAGCAACGAGACTATGTGTTGACGAAGTTAAGTACATCAGCACCATGTCATTGCACCTTTAGCCGTAGCGGTGTGGTGTTCCATTCATCTAATATGTGTGTCATGTCTTGATAGTGCCAGCAGTTGTAAGCAAATACTGCATTGGCCGCGTGCTCGGGCACGTGGTAAATCCCAGGGGCGTCTACAGCGCGAAGTGGGTCGTAATCAAAACATCTTTTTCTAGTGGCTGCGTATGGCTTCCGCAGTCGGGGTGACACATGACTTAAGCAGGGAAATACGGAGAAAACAACTCCAACAGGACTGCGTCTGTCTATAGAGAACTAAACCACGGTGGGATCATAATACCATGGGGAAACTCAAGAAATCCAACGGAGCTGCCCGATCAACAGCGGTTGTAGTCTATAAGCAACCTAAAAACATAGGCCCTGCAAAGAAGAAGAGGAGCAGGTCAAAATCCTCTGTGAGCAATCCCGGCTTAGCCATGTACGCTACTGCCATGAAGGATCCTTTTCACCCCGGTGTAGTGGGAGTGAAAGTTCCCGATCCTTTATCATTACCATCGTTGAGTTATCATGCCAAAACGACCTTGATCGCAGGGGTTGCATCTGGCAAGACAGCTTTTTCGTTGTGGTTTGCCCCAAACCCATTTGTGAGTTGTATCGACATTACTCGTGTTAATGACAGTACACAGTCTGCTTTCACCTCAGCAGGCAATATGTACAAGATGTTGAACAACCCGCAGGTTTATGGAGTAACCACGCCAGCGTTGGCGGCCGGGATAGCGCGGGAGATGCGGTTTGTTGCTGGCGGTGTTCGTATTCGTACGAACCAAGCTTGGCAGACCGCACAGGGGACGCTTTACTGGGCATATGTACCACTTGTGGACAATATGCCCAGCTGGGCGGTGTTCGACGGTTTAGTCGCTGATGCCAGTGCCTTTGATAAGTGGTTGGGCCAACCAGCCGCCAACATAGGCTCGGGTGCGATTCAGGAGATGCCTGGAGCGAATTCATGTTCGTATATTGACTTGCAAAACAAAGATTTGATTTTGCCTTTGGTCATTTACGATACCGCTCGGTTCTATGATTTCAAATCCACCAGCACTAGTACTGTTTTTAGCTCGACGTATAACGTCGGGAACGAGTACGTCGAGACGAATCTCGGCGCGGCAGGAACCCCCCAGGCACGTGACTCCACCAGTATGGCTGGAGCCTGTGCTTTAGTGGTGTATAGCGAAGGCGTACCTGGCGGCACGAATAGTGCCGTAAGGATGGAGCTTATTCACCATTACGAGGTTTCCCCGACCATTAGTGGACAGTCAGGAAGTTCCACTACAGGTATCGTTCCCGTGCCGTCGTGCGATTCGGCCCCTTTCCACGGCACTCGTGATGCAGTGGACCAGGTGGTTGCTCGTATCAATCCCACTACCGCCCCTTCTTTCAGTGATGCCATCAATGGGCTCGCCGAGAACGTGGCCAATAGCTTGAATATTGCTAGCTCCGTATATAGGGGTGCTGCCAAAGTCGGCATGGCCTATAGCAGCATGATGCAAGCTTATCGTGGGAACGGGAACCGCCGACTGGGTTTTTAATTGGCTTGTACAGACCAGTGTCAATGAGATGCATGGTGATTTTTGTAAATAATGATCAGTTTAGCCAATTTGATTTTTCCAGTCCTCTTGTACATATTAATAGTTATCTTGATCTTCATTCTTGCGAGGCATTTGAGCGTGCTCTGGGTAATACAGGGTGCCCAAATCTGAATGGGTGTGCATGTGAGGAGTGCGTCCTTCGTTGTTGTCAGCTGAATGGCAACAACGGCTCGTGGACAAATTCCGATGATCATAATTTCCTAGTCAAGAATAGGAAGCATAAGCGATACCTTGACAGGATTCAGCGTCGTGAAGCAGTTTGGGTTGAACCACTGTTCGCGGCGTATCGTCCTAGTGGTAATATACTGTCTTGGGGAATACAGACTATTCCGTTAGTACCCGAGGTGGTGAAAACCGAAGTCGAGGTGGGGCCCGAAAAGAACGAAGAGAAGGAGGAAGTAGTAGTAGAAGTAGGAGATAGAACCGGCGTGTACTCAGATCTTGAACGATCCGTAGCCATGTTGTTAGCGTTGTGGATTATTAGCGACTTTGAATCTAAACAGATTTATATGGTTGCAGAAGAACAACTGTTGATGATATCTGATCGGCCGTTTTGGCAAAGTGACGAGTACAAATGCGATTGCCGCCGTCCATGGAAACAATGGGAGAGGAATTGCGCTGATTACAGTGCCAACCTTAACCCGATACCATGGCGGTTAGTTGAGCGAATCGCCACGCCGAACACGCCACCTCAAGTTTTCATCGATCCTGAGTTTCCCGAGGTTTATCCATTAGAGGGAAACATTGTGGTTGAGGGAGAGTGTTCAATAGATTGCGGAGTGGAAGAAGTAATGGTGGGGATAAACAACACCCACTACTTGATAGCCCCCTGTCAAGTCTTCCCAGACACCTTATGTGTTCCATTTTGCTACCCCTGGTTTCGTAGATCGAGAGAGGAACCTGCAGCGATAGAGCATGGTTTCTTTAGTCAGAGTTCAAGATCAACCTTTGGATGGGCCAAGGAGGATTTTTCCTTCGCGGTTCGTGCAGGTTTTACACACACACAAATCTTATCTGTATATAATGATTTAGCCGGCAGGCTTATAAGATTATTTTGTGACGCACCAGTCACCCGTGATGTGCAGAACCGGATTTCCAAAAAGGGAGAGGAGTTGTTTGTGGAGATGTACCAAGAGGCACCCCGTGATGAGTTACTGTACAACAATACATTGTTGTACGTGACTTACCGGGTGAATGTCGCCGTAGCCAGGCGTCATATTTTGTCCGGTGTACCTGTCTCCACTTCCTCCCTCCCGTGGTACTGACTACGGGAGTACATGAGACTTAGCTCAGCGGTGTCTAAGTTCGACCCGTGTAAAGCTACGTGCTCATTTACTTATGTACATAAACCAACGGATCAGGGAATAGTAGTTATACGTGGGCCAGTCGATGGTGATGGCCTGCCAGAGTTTCAGATTTCTGACCAGTTTTACCAAAGAGAGTACCGTTCGTGTTTCGGACCCATGTTTTATATTGAGGGTCTTGAAATGCCTGGTTCTGGTCCCGGCGAGTTTAAAGCCGGTGTTTCTAGGTTGTTCGCAATTCGAGAGCCCGATGTTGCAGGTCTTCATGATCGCTTAAAGCGTAATCAAGACACGATGCATCGTCGATTTCGCGGACTTTTACATAGATTTAAGAAACATATACATTTGTACATGAATAGTATAGTTAGGGGTGAGGGTTACCCGGTCTGGCTAGACCGGGCATGCGCCAAGCGGAAGATTCGCTTGAACGTGCATGCTGACGATTTGAAGTATTTGAATTTGTTAGAGGATGAGATGAAGATGATTCGTTATTTCCTTAAGAGCTCTGAGTGGTTGAGTTTGGGAAAGAAACGAGCTGTCGGGGATTTAGGTAGTAAGCGAACCCAGCAAACAGCTTGGTTTTGCGAGTTTGTCAAGGAAGCTTGGAGTGTTCCATTTGTATTGGATAGGGCCGAGTTTCGCTTTCTCAAGGCGCCTGAAAAGGACGAGTTGCGAGAAGGTATGAATCGATTGATGAACGTAGGACTCGGAGAGATGTATTTTCTTTATTTCTCCGATGATTCCTGTGTATCGGTCGGTTGTCTTGATGGTGTGTTTACTGCCAATCTAGACATCAAACAGTGTGATGGTTCCCATTACAATCCACTGTTTCGACTGTTCGAATACCTTTTGTGCACGGATTGTGCTGGGCTTTCAACCTTCTTCAGCGAGGATTTGAAACGTGCGTTGTCGTATTTGCGCCGCCCATGTGTCGTTAGCAACCCAGAGGACTGGAAAGTTAGAGTAGTTTACATTTTCTTAGTTATGCGGTTGTTCAGTGGTTCTGTCCTCACCACGTTATTGAACAATTTAGCAAACCTCCTGATTGGTTTATCGATTTATCAGTTAATCGGTGGCCGCTTGCTTACGAAGAATGAAGTTCGTGAGTTGCTTGTACCAGCAGGGGAAGCGGTGGGTTACATAATAAAGATTGTGGAGTGTAACCATCCCGAGGACATACAGTTCCTGAAACATTCACCACACCTCAATGATGAAGGGAGTTATGAACCCATCATCAATTTAGCAGTTTTCTTTCGCGGTTTTGGTACATTTGTTGGGGAATTACCAGGATCCGGAAAGAAATCGTATGCTCGTCGTGCCCAAGATTACATTAACGACGTAATCATTGGTCGACGTAATTGGGGCAACCACGCCATAAATGACGCTTTTCAGTCGTTAGTCACTAGTGACGTAAAATGTTCTTTAGCGAATCGCATCGAGCATGTAAAGTCAATTGGTGATTGTTTCGGCCGCGTCTCCCTCTCCTCCATCGCGACACGGTATGATTGTCATGTTAGCGAGCTTGAGGAACTTTGTAACTGCATTCGAGAATCCGGTGTTGGCTCCATCGTCAACTTGGAGGTAGTCACAAAGATGTACCGTAAGGATTACGGTTGAGGAATATATACAAATCAATCATCAGCGGCTGGAGGGGTTAATATCTAGC